TTCCCGGCGTGAATTGAGCGTGCCGCGAAAATCTGCACTGCGTGCGCGAATGGTCACGGTGTCGGGCGCGCCCCTGTGCTCCACTTCGTCAACGGTAAAGCTCCCCTTACCCACGAGAGCAAAGCCTTTCCAGCCCAGATACAGGCTGAGAACCGCGCCGCGCAACGGAAGCTCGACCAGCCCGTCAGAATCATCCAGCTCTATATCAAGCTGGTCAGCCTCAAATCCGCGGTTGTCGGTCAGCGTCAGGTTAATGAGCCGGTCACTGATATTGCCGGTAATATCCTTACTGTTAATTGTCAGCATGAAAGCGGGCGTCAGTACACCACCCGCATTATTATTCAGTACATTCAGCATTAACCCATCCCCACCATACCGGGTAATTTCTTCGCCATATCACCCGCCTTGCCGATAAGGGTTTCGGCCTGCTTGCCAATATCCCCGTAAAGCGCAGCAAGTGAAGGGTCTACGCGGGTAAGCGTCAGCGTAAAATCAATTTTGCGCGCCGTTCCGTCAGAGAAAAAAACACTGCCGGTGTCGCTCACGTTGTTGATGACGTACATGCCATAAATCATGCCGGTGCCATCCAGCAGCGGCCACGCGCGCCCCTCCTCAGCCATCAGCCTGATGGTGGTCATCGTCATTCGCCCACCCGTCACCTCAGGATAAAGCACCCCGGCAAGGGTGATTTTTTCCTCACCCACACCGAGGAACTGAAAGGCGTCACGTTTACCAACGCGACTATTTGACGGCCATCGGTATTCAGCATCCCTCTGTAGGGTCTGATAGGGCAGCGTCTGGCGCATAAAAACAAACATACCTAATGCAAGCATCATGTCGGGCGTTTCTCCTTATTCGTCATGCATCATGCTGGAACGATTACGGGCACGCTTGTCACGCTCATATTTTTCGAGCGCATCCTGCAACTGGCGGTCAAGGTTTGTCCCCGAGCCAGCGCCGCCCTGCACCGTGATGTGATAGTCATTTTTGCTCTGGTCAACATAAGACCGTCCCGCCGGTGCCGTCACCGGCTTGTAGCTCTGATACCCGCCGGTGACGCTGGCGGGCTGACCAGCGGCGGGCTGATACGCCTGCCACCCCGGAGCATTACCCGCCGGTGCAGGGTAAGGCTGGTAGCCTCCATACGTACTGGTCGCCGGGACATAACCACCAGACTGAGCCGCCGCGTTTGCTTTCGCCGCCGTCTTATCAAGCGTTCCCGATTCTTTATTGATGACGCCGAGCTTTTCCAGCACCCAGTCAATCCCGCTACGCAGCTTGTTAAAGGCCGTCAGGGGAAGGGTCAGGGCATCGGCCAGCGCCTGACCGAATAACACACCGGCATCACGGCAACTGTTTAGCGTGTCCTGCGTCGACTTCACCGGGGCAATCAGGTTACTGAACCATTGCCATAACTCCTGGAGCTTTACGCCGAGCCAGTCAAATACCGGCTTAAGTGGAGCAAAAAGCTCTGCGACAGGTGCAAAGGCAGCTTTCAGACCTTCAACCACGCCACCGAAAAAGGCACTTATCGGCTCCCAGTATTTACGGATGAGCAGTGCACCGGCCACAACAGCAGCAACTACGGCCACAATCGGCCAGCTTATTGCACTGATGGCTGCAACTATCGCGCTACCCGCCATACTGAAACCGACACTGAGGAACCCCGCCCCGGCTATCAGCGCATTGATGCCCGTCATAACAGGCCAGACAACCAGACCCAGACCACCAAGCACTGCGGCCAGCCCTGCAATTGCGCCGGTAATCATGACCAGATTTGAGGCAAGGGCAGGGTTTGCATTCACCCAGGCATTCAGTTTGCCGAGCCAGTTTGTCGCGGTTTGTGTCAGGGTACGCAGTTGCGCATCCATTTGGGTGAAGACCGAAAAACGCAGCCCCTCAAACTGACCGCTCAGACGGGCAACGTCACCGGATAAATTATCCCGCAGGGTTTTCCCCATATTGTCCGCTGCGCCGCTGACATCCCCGAACTGATTTTTAACCCCGGCAAGCGCACCGAGAAACGCGGGGATCTGGTCAATGGATAAATCTTCAATCGGCGTGCCAAACAGTGAAATAGCCGCGTTTGCCCGCTGTGCCGGGTCTTTGATGGCCAGCAATCCCTTTGCGGTTTTCTGCATGGCCATACGGGCTTTCTCACCGCCACTGGCGATGTCGCGGGACATTTTTTTCGCGTTTAACCCAATTTCTTCATAGGCCGCAACGCTGTTTTTTGACATGTCAGAGCCGCGAATGCTGAATTCCTTAATCGCATCCCCGGTCTTGTCGAGGGCAAATTTACCCTGTTTTGACATGTCGACCAGCAGAGACATGGCCTCAGCCCCACTGAACCCGAGGTTTCGGAAGTGGGTCGAATATTCGTGAAGAATCTCCGGCATTTCACCGCGCATTTCGGCAGATACCCGCTGCATCCCGGAAACAATCAAATCCATTGCTTCATCACTGCTCGCCGCAAGGCCATTTTTCATCATGATGGCGGCAATCTGGATACTCTCAGTCGTGTCCGTACCGAATGCGGTTTGCATATCCAGCGCCTTGCGGCTGATACGGTCTAACTCTGCCTCACCCACATTTCCCAGCGTACCGAGGGTACTGCGCACAGCCGACACTGCCTCGGTGATTTTTTCGAGGTCATCACTCACGCCGGAAGCACTGATACGCTGGATCACTTCCGTGTACTGCGTTGATTTTGTGTTGTCCTCTCCCTGACGGGCGGCAATCAGTGCGCCGTTTTTCTGCGTCTGAATTTCCGGGGCAATTAACCGGCTACCGGCATACACCGCAGCCGTTCCCGCGCCGAGTGCTGCGGCGCTGACATTTCGCACGCTCGCCGCAGCGGCTTTGCCGCGCTCGTAACGCTGACTTACCGCGTTGAGCCTTTCCTGTTGCTTACTGACGCGGGCTAATGCCGCGCGCTGGCGGTCAATGCTTGCGGTAGTTTCACTGATGCTGGCACGCAGAGTGCGCCCGGCATCGGCCAGATTCCGCGTATCAATGCCTGACTGTTGCAGCTCGGTACGCTGACGGTGAACAGACTGGCGCAGGCTGTTGTATTTTTCCTGGAGTGCGGCCGCGCTGCGCCTGGCATTTTCAAACGCCCTGACCTGTGCCGCTGTCGGGTTTGCCGTGTTGCGCATCTGGAGTGCCAGCGCCGCCGTATCGTCTTTGGCCTTTTTCAGCGCCGTGCCGGTGACAGCCAGTTGCCCGCTGATGGCGCGAAAACCCTCAATACGCCTGGACTGTGCATTCAGTGCCTTGAGTTCATCCTGCGAGCCACGGATATCACCCGCCAGCGTTTTGCTGGCGGCCTGCACTGCTTTGAAAGGGCGCGTCGCCTGGTCTACAGCCTTGAGTAATACCTGTAACTTAACGTTGTCACTCATTCGTGTTTCCGCTTCGCTTGAGCGCTTTTTCGCGCCATGTGATGAGTTCGGTCAGGCTCAGGGGATAGAGTTCTGATGGCGGCCAGTGGAATATCACTGCGATATCCGCCATCAGGTCATCGACCGACAGGTTTTTGGGGAAATCTAGCGTGCCGAGTTCGGCGAGAAAAAACCGACCACCTGACCGGCCAGCGCCAGAATGTCCGGCAATTCCAGAGCGGCCACTTCCTGCTCGGTCAGCATCGGGATAGTCATACGCGGCAGAACCTTAATCAGTGCATCGACATCCGAATTGGCGATCGCAGCCAGACTCACCCCGCGCAGGGTTCCGGCACTGGGTTTAATCAGGGTGATTTGGTCAATCATCTGCTCACCGCGTTTGACCGGATTTTCCAGGGTAACTACGTTTTCTTTTTGCATGGTTTGTCTCGATTAAATGCTGCATCAAAAGACCCGGCCAGCCTGGCTGACCGGATGGATATTACAGGCCGATATTGCGGCGGTGTTGCTCCAGACGGTCAACGCCGTTCACCTTCTCAATCATGTTGAGGGTGTCGATTTCAACCAGCTCTTTACCGTCCATCGTCAGCTTAAAGTAGGTACAGGACACGGCAATTTTCGACTCGGTGTCTTCGCCCTGTTTCCCTTCGCCGCTGTCGATTTCCTTCTGACGGCCACGCATGACCACCTCAACGGCTACCGTTGCGCCGGTGTCGTCGCGCTGGTAAGAACCTGCGAAGCGGATGGGAACAGCATCAATCCCGGTCGCGGCATAGAACGACCAGATCACATCGTCAGGGAAGCCGCCCAGTGTCCACTCCATTGAGAGCGCATCGTCATCAAGACCGAGGTCAACAGGCGCAGCGCCATTCATCCCCGCGCCACGATAATTTTCGAGTTTGCGGGTCAGCTTTGGCAGGGTGATCGCTTTCGCCACTCCCTGATAGCTGTAGCCATCAAGAAAGACGTTCATTAATTTCAGTTTGCGCGGCATTGCCATTTAGTCAGGCTCCTTAATTGCTGTTGACCGAGCTGATGAGGTTCGCCAGATATTTATCAGTAATGCGCTGGCGCAGGGTCAGGTTTTCGAGTGGCGGAACCGGCGTATAGTCATAGTCGATATACAACTTCCCGGCCTTGAGGGTTGCTTCATCGTTGGCCTCTTCATCAAACCAGCAGGTTGCATCCACGATATAGCCGTTGGTTTTCAGCTCGCGGAATTTGGCGTTAATGCCGTCAACGATGTCGCGGATAAGTGTTGCCGTGATGGGTTTATCCACCGCCCACATGTGCGCTTCCGCCTTCGTGTCAGCGATAACCTGTGCGGTGCGGGTGTAGTTTTCAAACAGGAACAGCGGGTCATCCGAGCAGGTGCGGTTGCCCCAGAAGCGGAAACCATCGCGGCGAATCAGCGTGGTTACACCCGCCTCGTTAAGCAGGTCAGCATCGGTGCCGGGTTCCTGCAAATCCCAGAACACGGATTTACTGATACCGGTGACGCCATTGACCCCGACATTGGACAGCGTTTTGTGCCAGCCCTGCTCCTGGTCGATTTTGGCACGCAGACCCAGAGCACGCGCGGTGGCATAGGCCGTTGCCGTATCGTTGGCGACCGTGTCCCATGCCAGAAAATCAGGCCAGATGACCATCAGCTCGCGCTGACTGAAATTGTCACGGTATTTGATGGCATCAGAGAGGGTCTTACAGCCCCACGCGCTGACGTAACCAAAGGCGCGCAATTTCTGGCAGACCGGTGCAAGTGCTGTTGCCACTTCGAGCGAGTCCAGCCCCGGCACACCGAGAATGCGTGGCTTAACGCCCGTGACGGCTTCGGCAGTAAGCAGGGCTTTGAGGCCGGTGTATTTGCCGTTTTCGTCAGTGGTGCCGATGATATTAGAGACCGTCTGCGCGAGTGCCGTCTCTTCATCTTCGCCGGTGCCTTCTTCAACACGCACCACAACGGTGACGGGCTTTGACTGGTCAGCAATGGCCTGTAAGGCCGCAGAAAGCGTGCCTTTTTTTCCGGCTTTGGCGATAGCGCTTTGCACGCTGGTGATTAATACCGGTTCGTTGAGGGGGAACATCGTCGCATCAGCATCGCTGGCCGTGCAGACCATGCCGACAATGGCAGTTGAAACTGTGGAAATAACGCGCGTGCCGTCGTTGACTTCAACGACCTGCACGCCATGATGAAAATCGCTCATCCGTTTAACTCCGTGGGTTAAGGGGTGCAACTATTTTCAGTTGTGTCCTCACTCCACGCACTTCATTGCATCCCGCCTGTCGCCAGCACAACAAACAAAAAGCCCTCCGGGTGGAGGGCTTCATTTAAACAGGCAGTTCAGGCCATTCAATGTCGGGGGCTGTTTCTGTATCGACCCGGTTTAACAACACGCGATATTTTTTCCACGCGAGCAAAAGCTGCTTTTCATCATCGGTATCAAGACCCAAATCGAAAGCATCCTGCAAAGGGAGTATTCTGGCGTTAGCTTCCTTCATCAGCACTGTTTTCGTTTCTTCCGCCAGCGCAACTAACTCCTCGACAGTGGGTTCCGGTTGGGCGGTTAAAATCGGTTTGCCCGCCTCATTTGCGGCGATCACTTTTCCCGTGGATTGTCCCTCCAGCAGAGAAAAATATAATTCTTCACTGATTTCCACTGCATCAGCCGGGATGGATTCATTCACCTCGTCGCAATAGAAACCCAGCTCCGCTTTCGAAAAATAATAGTTCATCGTTTATCGTCCTAATAACCAACTGCAAACCAGCATAACTGGCGGTCTGTTGCGGCGGTATTTGACAGGGAATATTGTGATGCTGATTTTATATATCCCGTCATTGAGTTTTCGCCAGCCGTTCGTTCCAGGTTGTTTGATACTGTCAGCGAGGCGCACCCGGTCGGAAACGAAACCGGGAAGCTGAATGTACGCGTTGTTGCCCCGCTAACGCTCTCAATCCCCCACTGAAAAATCATTCCCGTGTTTGAATCTTTAAACCACCCGCGCGACCCTTTTGATACAGTGTTGACCTTCTGGAACGTGCTGTTTGCCAGCGTTTTGTTATAAAACCGGTTGTCGAAATTGGTGAAATCACCCGGCTTAATCTGGCCTTTCGCTTCCACATGGCCGCCACGGGTATCGACAAAGACGGAGACACCTTCACTCCCGGTGAGGGTGCAATAGAACCCGATCCCGTTCCATGATTTCAGCATCAGGTTATTACTGGAAAAACCTACGCTATCCTCGCCCTGATAAATCCCTGTGGCGTTCCTGATTTTTACGCCTTCCGAGAAAAAAACCTCTTTCTGGTAGGTGCCACCCTTTGACGCTGAAACGGCATCGACTTCATCAGCTGTGGGCGGGTTATTTGAATCGTAGAGCTTAATCCAGCCCTGCCACTCGCCGTTCATTTTTGTGCGGTGGCGTAATGGTTCTTCGGGACGGCCTGCACGCCAGCCAATCTGACGGCCAGTATTCTGGTTGTACTGGCAATGAATCAGCTCAGAGACCTGATTCGCGACCGGGCCATGAATACCCTCGGCACTCAAATTGAAAAAGCCGTTGTAGTTAATATTATTGGCATCTGACACGTTAACACCGGCAATAGCACCGAGACCAAAATCACCCACCCGCAAAACTCGCCCGGATGTGGTATCGGTGCTGGAGGTGGTCACATCTTTTGTGGCCGCTGTCCCCGCATCATCCAGATTTGAGGTTTTCAGGGTGATATCGGATGTACCATCAAAAGCCACTCCGGCAATTTTCCGCGCGGTGGCAAGTTTCCTGGCCGCTTCGGCAGTACCCTTTACTGGCAGCGCCCCCACATCGTCAGCCGTGGGCTTATATCCCTCATGGTAAATAGCCTTGTCGTCATACTTCAGCTCGCCTGTGTGCTTCAGTTGCAGAAACTTATTAGACGTACCGTTAGCAATATAAACATCGGAATTACCCACCCCGAATGACACGTTGCCAATCGTGGTTTTAATTCCAAAACCGCCTGTCAGCCAGCCGCCTGCAATCGGTAAACGGGTATTCGCATTGTCATTGGCCGCTTTCGCATTATCGTTTGCTACCTTCACCGCTTTCGGTGTCGCTGCGAGCACCTCAGACGTGCTGTCGGTTGCGCTACTGAGCTGAATAATGCCTTTCTGCGCTGTGGTGGCGTCCTGAGCCGTGTATTTCCCGTTAGCAAGGTCATACGCCGTCTTAACCGCTTTCGGCGTTGCTGCGAGCGCCTCAGACGTGCTGTCGGTCGCGCTACTGAGCTGGATGATACCCTTTCGCGCCGTGGTGGCGTCCTGAGCCGTGTATTTCCCGTTAGCTAGGTCATACGCCGTCTTAACCGCTTTCGGCGTCGCTGCGAGCGCCTCAGACGTACTGTCGGTCGCACTGCTTAACTGAGTGAAACCTTTTGCGGTGAGCGAGGCGTCAGGATGGCGGCGTGATTGTTCGTGCTCCGCGAGCCTGTCGTCGACATAATCCTGTGTGGCCATCACCGTTGTGGTGTCAATCGTCAGCTCGACTGATGCAATATCGCTGACCATGATAACCATGCGCACAGTCTGGGCACGCCCGGAACCTTCCGCCAGTGCAGGCTTGTAGCTATCGGCCATATTACCGACTGCAATCAGCGTGCCGGTGTCATCATAAAGCCCCATTTCGCGCAACCAGAAACCGCCGGTTTCCGGGGGGATGACCAGCTCAGCCACAACATAATTTTTGTGTTTATTGTCCTGGTTGATTTTGTTCAGGTCATGACGCCAGACCTCATTGATGAGTTTCGTCTGGTTTGCATTAGGGGTCGGCAGCACACCGCCACCGTCACCCACGGCCATTGCCGTGAAGTTTACTTTTTTCCCGTTCGGGACGGTCGCTGCGGCCAGCTTAATTGCACCGGCTTTGGTGATCACCGTTTTATATTTCACTGCCATTGTGTTCTCACTTATCCGGGGTAAACCGTGATGATGTCGCCGTCATAGGTCAGAGCACCGGTATAGAGATATCCCGGAATGTCCTGAATAATATTGAGGCCGATAAGATGGCGGCTGGCGGGCTTTGCATCCGCAATAAGCCGCTCCATTTCGTAATACATTTCCTCGGTGATGCCGGTTTCCAGCACACCAATATCGAGACGAAACGTGCCGGGTGGGTCATTGGTTTCCCACCACTCAGTGACGTTAATCAGATACCCGAGAGGCTCCACCACTCGACGCACTGCGCCAATCGTTCCCTTATGCGCATGGATAAACCACGCCGCGCGGATCACTTCACGCTTTGTCGTCTCCGGCCAGTTCTCATCCCACCGGTCAACAGAAAATGCCCACGCCAGCCACGGCAGCAGATTTGCCGGGCAGGTATCTGCGTTCCAGAGCCTGCGTAATGGAATGGGGGTGTTTTCTATCTCCGCACAGGCGCGCGCCGCCGCAACTTCAAGCTGTGACGAACCCACGGGCAACAGTCGGGAATCACTCATCATTACCCCCGATAGTCACGCCGTACTCGCTGCACCATGACGCCTGGGTGTCATCCAGCACGATATCCGCCGCAGGGGATGCCAGCTCGACGCGCTGGACGCCCTCGACATGGAGCGCGGCATAAATGGCAGACTTGCGGATATCACGCCCGAGCCGGTGCTGTGCCGTGATGTAGGTCTGGAGTTTCGCTTTTGCAGCACTGAGCACCGGCTCACTTTCGGGGCCAGGGTAAAGGTAAAGTGATGCGGTGATTTTATAGTCAACAATATTTGCAGACTGGACGGTCACGCGGTCGGAAACCGGCCTCACATCCTCATCGTTCAGCGCATTTCGGACGATAGCGAGCAACTCATCAGAGGCCACACCGTTATTTTCCCGTGAGAGAACGGAAACCGTTACACAGGCAGGCTGTGGGCTGATAACGGAAATATCGGCAACACGGCCATCAGCACTGCGGCCGTGAAACTGGTACGCCCCCGTAGACCCGGCCACACTCAGCCCCTCAGGTGCCTGCTGAATGCGCAGACGAAAATCAGTGTCTGACTCCATAACGGCAGGCGTGGGCGGTAACGTGGAGTCATCAGCAGGCGTAATAACAAGACGCTCAACACCACAGTTTGCGCCCAACTGGTCAAGGTCATTACCGGCGGAATAAGCCAGCATGACTGAACGTGCAGCCTCATTAACCCTCTGACGCCAGATAACTTCACGATAAGCATTTTCTTCCAGGTACTTGGTTAACGGTTCCGACTCCAGCGCCAGCGTGCGCGCAACGGCCTCCTGCTGCTCTTCGGGAAACAGCGAAATCATCGTTGCCTTTCGTTCGGCAAGGATGGTTTCAAAATCAAGCTCCTCGACCACATCCGGGGCGGGGAGCTGGCTCAGGTCAATAACAGGCATAATTCAGCTCACAGGCAGGGTTAGTGAAAGGGATGCCCCGGTGTCGGTTCGCTTGCCGGTCAGATTGACAATCATCTTTCCGTTGAACTGGCGTTCCGTGGTCACAGAGGTCAGGGTGATGCGTGGCTCCCACTTCTGCACGGCCATGTAACAGGCGACCATGATTTGCAGCTCAAGCGCAGGAGTTTGCGGCTGGTCAATCATGTCAGGCAGGAGAGAACCATACTCCCGGCGCATCACGCGGGAACCGACAGGCGTTCGCAGGATGTCACTCAGGCTCTGGCTGATATGCTCTTCATCGGTGAGCAACCGGCCATCGGTTCGGCTCATGCCGATATAACGGGCTGTCATTTTGTCCCCTCCGTCCAGCTTCCGCCCCGTTCGACGCCGCCGTGGTTGTGTTTATCCACCTGCACGCCGTTGGAGGTGAACTTCCCGCCGGTGTGCTGGATATCTCCTGACATTTTTCCGCCTTTTTTCACTTCCAGCGTGCCCGTGGTCAGCTTGTTGGTACACACCACCTCGGGCGTGTCCAGCGTGATGCGGGTTTCAGCTTTAACCAGTACCAGCGGCACGGTCGCAGTGATGGATCCTGATGCGGTCACGTCAGCGGTTTTAATCCCTGAAACAGTCAGCGCACCGGTTTCAGGTTCATACTCAATGACCGCCCCGTCAGGGAAATCAATACGAAGCGCATCGGCTGAGCTGGAAGGTGCTGGAAAGTCATCAGAGAAGATGGCCGGTAACACAAACGCGGTGTCGAGTTCGCCGCCAATGGCGAGCACAAGCACCTGCTCACCGACAGAAGGTGCCCACCAGACACGCGAGCGCCCGGCGCGGGATGTCATCCAGTTAAGCCAGGTGGTTTTGATTCCGCCGGTCTGGACTCGACACAATCCATCCCTGAGATTGACCTCAGTCACAATGCCGGTGCGGATAAGATTTCGGATCGCGCGAGCGATATCCTGAAGCGTTGAGAGTGTATTCATACAAGGAAGGATGCCGCCGGGAGGAACCGGCGGCAACGGAGGCGGGTTTTGTCAGGAGTGGCACAACGTTAACCGGCCAGATGGTCGATAATAATGCGCTCAACGAGATGCTGGTCAGTATCAGAAAAGCCCAGTAATTCACGGGTTGGGTACAATACAGCGGCGCTGTTGCGTGTGGGCTTATCCTTAAGCCCCGACTGGTGTACCCGGACAATACGCTGCACTTTCCCGGTAAACTCCACCGCTGCCGCACTGTCATCACCCGAAGCCTTCATGTAACGGTTGGTGCGCAGTTTGGCGAACATTTCCCGCTTAACACGGTTTTTCTTACCCCTGACCGGCTGGCGTTTTCGTGGGGTGAACGGTGTCCCGTCCGGGGCGGTCTGGGATTTGATGCGCTGTTGCTGCTGCTGGCGTACCTTTTTCGCAATCTCAGTGGTCAGGCGACGACGGCCAGCAGGGGAAAGGGCAGCTATCAGCGCGGTCAGCCTGTCCTCAAAGGGTGTGAAGTCACTCATCCCATTTACTCACCAGTTCACCGTTGATATATAGCTCCATCGGTCGCGTGACCGGCTCCGGCGGTTCCGGTTCAGGAATATTATCCACATGGAGTGCATCCCCTACAGTCCTGACAAGCGTCCTCTCCGTCAGCAACAGACTGATGCTGATATCGAAACTGCTGTCATTGTTGATATCAGCGTAAAAGGTGAACCCTTTTTTCTGCCCTTCGTCAGTGGTCATGATGTCGGGCTGTTGCTCGCGTAACCATGCCATGACCGGGACAAGCAACAAATCAAAATCCCCCGTGAAATCCGTGACTACCACGTTGAGCGTGTACTGTTTTTCGAATGACAGCGAGGCGGCGAGCGTTGCCGCTATTTTGCCGTTATCCACGAACAGACGCAGCATGTCCGGATTTGTTCGCAGCACCGGCACGGCATCATAGAGCGCGTTGCGCAGACTGGCTGGTTTCAGCATCTAATTCATCCTGGCATTGTTTAACCACGTTGACCTGGAGTGCGCAGCTCTCCAGTGCGCGCTCAAGATGGCGAATGTCGGCGCTCAAATCGCCGTTCATTTGTGGATCACTGCCCGGCATCGGGCAGAGACTGACTTTCGGGCAACCGTTGTAAACAATCACTGGCGTCTGCGCAGGCGGCTCGCCGGTGCAGCCCGCGCACAGGCTCAGGCAAAACAGCGTTATACCAGCGGCGAAAGTCTTCATTTTCATTGAGTAGCCTCACAATCGTTTTTTCCCGCTGCGCTTCTCGCGCTTCGGCGGCATTCAGTTTCTGGCGCAACGCTACCTGCGCCCGCTCGTTTTTATCTGCCCGGATGGCGGCGACACTGAGCTGATTTTTCAGCATCCCAATTGTCGTCTTTTGCTCACTGGCAACACGGTTTGCTTTATCAAACGATGAGCGCAGATTACCGTTTTCATGACGCAGCCAGAGCAGCCCCGCCAGTGCCGCAACAAGGAGGATCACAATGATTCTGGACACAATCCCGCCTCCTTAATGCGATGACGGTACATGCTGCGGGTTAACTGGAAGACCATGACGCACAGGGAATAAACAAGCGTAATAAAAATGTAACCTGCACAGACAAGACTTATCACCGTACCGACGACGAGAATCAGTGACCATGACCGCTTCCACAAAGGGACAGTTTTGCCGATAAGCGCCCTGAATAATTCATTGAGCTTAGGCTCACGGCTGGAGTCATTAACGCTCGCCAGCCAGTCCTCAAAACTGGCAACGGCCAGCAGGCTTGCCACGATAAGCACCAGACAACCAAAACACGCCCACAGCGCTACAAAATTCACGGCCACACCGTCAGGATTTTTTAAGCTCAGCACTAACAGGATCGCAATCACGATATTCAGCATCAGAGAAGATAAAAACTTTTTCATTGAGGAACTCCTTTCAGACAATAAGCACGCTCACGCGCGCGACGATTTTCCAGCCCTTTGCTGAAAACCCCGTTTACATAAACCCAGCGAGGGAACTGGTCACACACCTGCCACCACTGATGACGCTTGATATACGAGACCATCGTCGACCGGCAGGCCGCGCCGGTTCCCACATTGAATGAGAAGCTGACCAGCGCATCGTAAATATGCTGCGGCATTTCCACCGGCACACAGACCGCGAGACGTTTCTCGACGTTAAGCACATCCGCGACGAGATTTGCCGCCGCCTGACGCTCGGTGATTTCCCCTTTTGGTACTACCCCGGCAGTGTGGCCGATGCCTGACGTCCACACTCCCGCACTGCACTGGTAAGGCGTCAGGCGACATCCTTCGAGGTCAGCAATCAGCGCCAGCCCCTCGGGCGAGGTGTTAAGCAGACGAAAATCAGGCATCAGCGCCGCCAGCGCCAGCACTGCGACCACACTGCAACGTTTAACGATTGACGACATTGCTCATGCTCTCCTCAGTCACGCCGTGCTGCCTGAACTGCATTTCCAGCAGCGCATAACTTTTGCGGCGGTAGTACCAGTTCACAGCCACAGTAAGGACGACACCAAATACACCGAAGTAAGCAGCGAAATCCTGCGGTGTCATCGCCCCAAATGCGGCCAGAGCCGCGCTCAGCCAGTAGGCAATAAAAGACGTAATTTTTTCGATATTCAGTCCCACAGATTGACGGTCTCCGTAACAGATGCGGTCTGGACGTCAGGCAATTCGACGAGCGTGCCATGCGGCAGCACAACACCCAGTTCAGCCAGACCCGGATTAGCGGCGAGCACCGCCTCAAATACCCCCTCAGTACGCCCGTAATAACGGGCGCAAATAGCGTCAAGGGTGTCGCCCTGCTGTGCGCGGGTATTCATCAGATTTGGCCGACAATACAGCGGGCTTTGTCCTGAATACGCGCGACTGACCAGCGCATATCCCGCCACATTTCATCGATAGTGCTGTCGATGCTGTCGGCTTTCTTGTCGCCTTTGGCGCTGGCGTCTACTCCCCTGTAACGCTCGTAAAGTGTTGCAGTCGTCATTGCGCACACGGCGTTTAAGTAGTGGAAGACCCGCACACTTTCGCCATCGAGCTT